TTATGACTCTTCCCGTGCCTTTTGGCCGCGGATATCCTTGCCCACGAACAGGCAGGGCACAAAGGAGGAAAGGCGGCTGGAAATTTTTTCGGTGTAGAGTTTCTCCAGCAGCGCCCCGTCCGTGATGTTCGTCGTGACGATGGTGGGCAGATGCGCACCGAGGCGGTTGTTCAGCAGACTGTACAGGGTGCTGAGGAAGAAACTGGAGTTGAATTCCGTGCCCAGATCATCGAGGATGAGCAGGTCTGCCCCGGCTGCCGTTTGCAGCAGGGTTTCTTCCTCCCCGGAGGGGTCCGAGCCGAAGTGCAGCGCTTCCAGTTTGGCAAAAAAATCGGGGCTGGAAACATAGATCACGTCCATGTCTTTCGCCAGCACGATGCCCGCAATGGCAAGGGCCGCATGGGTCTTGCCAAGGCCCGCATTGCCGAACAGCATCAGACTTTCGCTGCTGCGGTCGAATTCTTCTGCGTAGGCACGCAGTTCTTCCAGAAGTCCCTCCATGTACGTCCGGACCGGCTCCCCCAGCTTCTCGTCCATTGTGTTGGGGTAGTAGCGCAGCTCCATCGTGTCGAAGCTGGAAACGGACAGGCTGGACAGCTTCTCGATCTCCTCGCGGCGGAGTTTCTGCATCAGTTTGTGGATGCACTCGCAGGTGTGCCCCTCAAATGAACCGGTATCCTGACACTTTTTGCAGGTGAAATGCGGCTCCAGCGCATCGGCCGGGCGGCCGCTGGACGCCAAGAGCGCGGCAAGCTCCTGTTTGGCCTTGGTCAGCGCAGCGGCCGCAGCGGTGCGGTCCCCGCCGGAGGCTCCGGCCAGCGCACACCGCACGCCCCGCACCCGCACCTCTTCTTCGGCGTGGCGAAGGGCCGGGATGGCCGCTTCCGCCTCGGCGCGGGCATCCTCGGCGTTGGCGCGGGCGGCCTGCCGCCGCAGCGCCACGGTGCGCATTGCCTCCTGATACAGTTCACGTTTGGTACGCATAGCTTCTCCTTATTGCGATGTCTCGTCCGATTTTTTTCGCAGCGAACGGCGGCGGACGGCGTTTTCGAGGAAATCGTTCCCACTGGGCGTTTCGCGGTCCACCCGGATGTTCCGGCTGGCCCCCGCCCCGGCCACCGGCCCGCGCACATCGTGGACGGTGCGCAGACCTTTGGCGTTCCACGTTTTGAGGATGCTGTTCCAGTACCACAAATCGCGCTTGGGGCCCGCTTGCACGGCCGCCTCCTGCACCATGGCGTCGTCGTAGCCGTACACCTCGTACCAGCGGGCAATGGCTTTCCGCCCGCCGAGGGTCAGCTCGCTCTCTGCAATGCCCAGCAGCCCGCTGACATACTGTTCGCGCTGGGCACGAAGGGCCAGCAGCTGCAGATGCGTGTCCGCCTGTTCGCCGGTCTCCACGCCCTCGGCCCGCCAGACTTTCAGCTCGTGGCTGACTGCGCCCATGGTCCGCTTGCCCTTGCTGGCGACATAGGCCACGCAGAGCATGACCGTCTCCGGCGCGAACCCGTCGATGATGTACAGGTTGACCAGCTTTTCCATCTCGCTGTGGGTCAGCGGGCGGGCAAACCCCGCCTGTGCGCAGTCGATGAGGCTGGAGATCATCGGGTCGGTGCGGGATGCCGCCGCGATCTCGGCCCACGTCATTGGGGCCGGGGCGCTGGGCTCTTCGCCGGGGGCCGCATTCTCCTCATAGCGCTCCAGCAGCCCGGCACCGGCCCAGAAGGCCAGCGCGCTTTCGGCGGTCATCTTGCTGCGCAGTTTGAGGTCCGCGCAGATCTTCTCCGGGTCGGTGACGCCGGTGGCCAGCACATACAGCGCCACCCGCACATTGTATTCCTCCGCGATGCCCAGCTTCGCGAACACGAGCTGCGGCACGGCGATGGCATCGCCCTTCTGCTCTTTTAAGCGGTAGATCATTCGGCTTTGCCCTCCTCCGGCTCTGCGGGCGGGGCCCACGGCTCACAATCGAGGATGGAGGGGAGGTTTTTCCAGCGGTCCGGCTCGGCGTTGTAGGCTTTTTCCAAGCACTGAGCGGCGGCTGCGCGGCCCTCGTCGCTCAGTGGGAATTCCTCGTGGCGGCGCAGGGCAGGATCGGTCTTGTCCAGCGCCCACGGATCAGGCCAGATGTCCACTGCAAGGATGGCCTCTTCTTTTTCGGCCCCCTCCCCGCCTTCCGGGTCCGGCACGGTGCGCTTCGTCGGCGTGAGCAGATAGCGCATCCCGGCCTCGTTGCCGCTGTAAAGATTTTTGCACTTGAAGTAGTGCAGCAATGGCACAAAGATCATGTTGCGTCCTTTCCAACAATACAGATACTATCATTATAAAGCAAGCGGCGCAAAATGCAAGTTTTTTTGCCCGCCGACAAAACCTTCCACAAAAAACAGTTGACAAATCCGCCCGCCTTTGCTACACTAATAGCGCACTTGCAGGGTTAGCTCATCCGGTAGAGCGACTGCTTCCCAAGCAGTAGGCGGCGGGTTCGAGTCCCGTATCCTGCTCCAAAATAAAGCGGTGGGGCGTTTGTTTTTCATTTCGTCCCACCGCTTTTTTGTTTTGTTTTTCCGCAAAAATGACGTAGAATCCCGCGTCAACGCCTCGTAAACTCCCCAATAAGCCCCCCAATAAAGCGACACTCCCGATGGCTTTTTCTTTCCTTCGGGAGTGTCGTTTTATCCATATCTACTTTTTATTCTTCCCCTACCCCAAAAGCAAAGGGGAAGGCCGTGCGTGGCCTCATGTTCCGTTTCTTTTCTGCTCTTCTTCCGCCCTCTGCCGCAGCACATCCACTGCCTTGGTCAGCGCCGCCGGGATGGGCACTCCCATGAGTCCGGCGTTCTCGATGATGGAAATGGTCTCGTTGCACACAAAGGCGATCACGGTGGCGTCCCGGATGAAGCTGCTTCCGATGATGGCGTCCAGTCGGCACGCCACCAGCACCACCAGCAAGCTCACGCCCTTGCGGCACAGGCCCTTCCAACCGGCGCGGGATTCGAGGGTGCCGGTCTTGGTCTTGGGGCTGGTGTGGAACACCCCCGCCACGATCAGGCCGGTGATGTAGTCTACGGCCATGAAAATCACCAACGTCTGAAGCGCCGTATCCCAGCCGCCGAACAGGCCCGCAATGGCCCCGCCGATGACACCGACATATGTACACAATTCTCTGCTGTTCATTGTTATACTCCCTTCACTTTTGTCAATCCGGCCCGCTGGATGATGGCCGGGTAATCCTTGTAGGCATGGCTCAGATCCACGGGGCCGTCGATGCCCGCCACCCGGCCTTTGCTGGTGTACTGCCACATGCCGTGCTTGCGAGTGGGGCGCGTGCCGCGGTAGTCCGCGATCCACAGATCGTAAGCAGCGAGGGCTGCCATGTCGAGGGCGGTGTCCGCGAAATTGGTGTAGGTGTACACCATTGCATACAGCCCCCACGCTTCGAGCTGGGCGGCGGCTTCGGCCACGCGGGCGGACAGCTTGGCCGGGGTCAGGGCTCGCAGGTTTGCGCCCTCCACGTCGATGGCAATGGGCATCTGGAAGTTCTTGCCCGCCAGTGCAGCACGCAGGGCGGCCAGCTCTGCGGCCGTCTGCCGGGGCGTGACGGCACAGGTGTAGTAGTAGCCGCCCACCGGGATGCCCCGCGCCGTGCACGCGGCATAGTTGCGCTCGAAGGCCGGGTCAACGTAGGGCTTGCCGCCCTTGCTGCCCAGCACCCGCAGCATCACGCCGTCGATTTTTCCGCTGCGCTTCACCGCGTCCCAGTCGATGCGGCCCTGCCAGCGGGAGACGTCCATGATTTCAGCCATATCGTCCTCCTTACTGCGTGATTTCCTCAAAGCCGCTCTTGATAAGAATCGCCTTGACCTTCTCCTTCAGCAAGCGGGGGCAGCGCCCATACAGAGCCTTGGCCTCCTCCACGGTCTCAGCAGACATAATTTCCTGTGCCCATAACATAGCCATCATAAATACCATCCTTTCGATTTTTTGTGTGATTTTACGCATAGACAGTCTCGCTCATTTCCAGCAAGCACTGCTTCAGCATTTCGTTTTCGTTTTTCAGGGCGTCCAGTGTTTCGGGCATCTGCGCCATTTTTGCCTCGTGCTCTTCCTTGGCTCTCCGCTCTGCCAGCTCGTCTTCGGTGTAGCGGATGTACCGCTGGATGGGGACCGTCTCTTCCCATGCGGGCTGCGGGTCTACACCGGGCACGTCGATCACTTCCTCCACAATGGTGCTGCCATTGGCGAGGTGTTCAATGGGGACGAAATGGCTGACCTGCTTGACCCCGGCAATGGCCTCGTGGTGGACGATCTCCACGTCGTCGATGAGCCGCCCAAGGCTCAGATCGGGTGCTTCGGTCAACTCCACACCGGTTTCGTCAATGATTTTCATAGATGTTCCTTTCTCAGCCTACGCGCTGCCAGATATTCACCGCTTGATACGGGTTCAAAATGCTGAACGCTTGTCCGCCGCCGGTGCTGCCAATGGTCAGGGTGTGCCCATGGCTTCCAGCGCTGGACGTAGTCACGGTGGTACTACCCGCCCTATAAGTGGTGCCGCTGTTGAAATTGTACCCGCTGCTGTTAGAACTTGCAATCGTATGGGTATGCGCTCCACTCTGGTTGGTACTTCCGCTGTGGTTATGCGTAGGCAGCTCGTTTGTGGTTAAGGTAACTTTGGCACGCCCGCCGCTGCTTCCCGCGGCAAAAGTATCTCCGGCGGCGAAAACAATACAGTCTTTCAGCTGAGTCCAGATCGTATGTGCATAGATGGCGGCAGGGCTTGTGGAGTCCGCCATTTCCATCACAAAATCAACAGGCGGGACCCAGCCGGGATCTGCGATTCCGGTAACTGCTCCGGTCATTTAAGCTTCCTCCTATCCGATCCGTTCCCACATATAACGTACAATGTAAGGATTCAAAATGCTGAATGCTTTCCCGTTTCCGGTATTTCTAACGCTCACGCTATGGCTGTGTGCACCGGCGCTGGATGTCGTGCGCGTGGCATTGCCGATATAGATATGGCCAAATGCCATGGTACCATCAGTGCTACTCGCTATACAGACTGTGGCGGTATGTGTATGAGCACCGGCGGAAGAGGTACTGCCGCTGTGATTGTGCGCGGGCATTTCTTTGGTTGTAAGTGTGACGCTTGCCCGACCGCCGGTAGACCCGTTTGCATAGCCTCCACCCGCTGCAATTATCGCTCGGTCTTTGAGCTGGACCCATGTGGTTCCGGAAAAAATAGAAGCCGGGCTGATCTGGCTCGCGCTTTTCCAGACAAAGCCAACGGGAGGGGTATTGGCCGCCACGGTCAGACCTTTTACAATTCCGATTGCCATCAGCTGACCCTCCTCCAAACGTATTTGCCAACATACGGGTTCAGAATGCTGAATGCTTGGCCGTTTCCGCTGCTCCCGATCGTAACCGAGTGGGTATGCGCTCCGGCACTGCTTGTTGTTTTTGTTGCGGTATCCATCCAACCTTCTGCTGAACCTGCATAATAGACACCTTGACTTGTACCCCCAAGGCTGGATACGGTGTGCTTGTGATTTCCGGTCGCCGTGATGCTGCCGCTGTGGCTGTGGGCGGGCATCTCGGCCACACTCAAGGTGTGACTCGCAGATCCGCCTGTGCTGCCGAGCGTGTAGCTGCCGCCCGCGCCCATGAGAAAACAGTCCTTGATCTGCGCCCAACTGGTTCCGGCATAGTCAGCCGCCGGGCTGACGGAGCTGCTGGTCGTGATGATCGCGCCAACAGGCGGCATCCATTTGCTGAACGTGTTGACTGCTCCAATTGCCATAGAACATGCCTCCTTTAGGTCGGGACCCGCTCCATCAGCAGAAGCCGGAGATGGATGTCCGCCGAAGGAACCGTGGCCGCATAAAAGCGGCAATACCCAGCGCCGGTTCTGCAGATGGTTCCGAGCCCTGCCTTTTGGGCGTCCGGCACGCTGGAAATGCTGATGGTCGCGCTGGGTTCCAGCTCCGCTGTGCAGCCGCTCACGGCAGCGTCGCACTGATAGCTCCACCCTGCGGCCTTCGCCTCAGCGTCCGAAGTTTCAGCCCAGTCAGCGACAGGCAGTGTGATATCGTAGGCCCGGATGATGGTCCCGGAAGGGCCGGGGTCACCTTTATCGCCCTTGAAGTCTCCTGCATCCTTGGCTTTCTTCAGCGCGTCCGTGGCCGCGTTGGCTGCATTATTGGCAGCTTCCGCTGCCCGGTCGGCGTCTTGCTTAGCGGAACCAGCGCTGCC